TAAAACTTGCACTTGTTCCACTCAATGCTCTTGAAACCAAAGTAACGGTTGTACCATCATCCGTAATCGCACTATTCCCTATTGTACTTGCACCTGTAAATTTAGGTAGGTAGTTGGTAGTTCCTGTTCCTGTTACAGGATTAGTTAAAGCACTTTGCTTATTGTTGAATGTAGTCCAATCCGCACTTGATAATGCACCTCTATTTGCTGCACTCGCAGTTGGTACATTTAAAGTAATTACAGGGGTTGTTGTACTATTAGCAACTGTTGAACTTAAATCCGTTCCACTTGTTCCTATTGTTAATGCAGCTACGCTTGTAACTGTTCCGACAAATTGGTCAGCATATTGTGGGATATTTAATACCCCTGTTGTGTTGTTATAGGTTGATGCTCCGCTAGTTCCTGTTGTAGTTAAGCTAATAGCTAATCTTGCCCTTGAATCCGTAAAGTAAAGGTTACCACTTTCAGTAACTTGTGCAGTTGTATAATCACCACTCGTTGCTACTACTGCTCCTGTTCTACCGAATACCGAAGTAACAGGATAAGATATGTCGCTTGTTAAAGCAATAGTACCATTTGCGTTAGGTAAAGTATAAGTTCTAGCAGTATTATTTGTTAATGAACCTAATTCAAAACTTGCTTGTTTATAATTTGTACCATCAACATCCGAAATAAATGTATATTTTGTTGAATTTGCATTAATACTATTATAACCTACAACATTGCCAAGAAATGTAGTGCCTTGTTTTAAGATTAAATAACCACTTAAAGTTCCACTACCACGAGCAGTATATCCTACTGAATCAACACCTGAAGCAGTTAAAAGAAAAGCACCTAAATCTACTGAAGCAGTTGCTCCTGTATAGGGAACATAGCCTGTTAAGGCTGAACCATAATCAGGGATGTTCAAAGTCGCACCCACTAAAGTACTAACTCCTGAAGTTCCTGTGGTTGTTAAAGTAATAGCGTTCTGCTTATTATTAAAAGTTGTGAAATCCGCAGAAGCTAAATATCCGTTAACTGAAGTTGTCGCAGCAGGTATTGAGATTGTTCCACTTGTATTAACCAAAGGTGAACTAAAAGTTAAAGCAGATTGCTTTGCATTAAATATCGCAAAGTCAGTAGCTTGTAAATACCCATCAACCGAACTCGTAGCAGCAGCCATTGAAATAGCAGGAGTTGTTCCCCCACTACTCACAACAGGTGCAGTACCACTTACCGCAGTTACATAGCCTGTTAATATCGGAAAGGTTGTTAAGTTTCCTGCTCCGTTTACATACTGAAGATTAGTTCCGTTGAAATTAGCAGTTATTGTACCACTTGTTGTTATTGGTGAAGAGCCTATTGTGATTGCACCTGCGTTAGTAGATAAGCCAACAGATGTCACCGTTCCGTTAGTACCACTTGCTTTCTGCCATATTGATCCTGAATAAATTACCTGGTCAGAAACTACAAAAGCTATCGCACCAGCACCGAAGTTAACTGTTCCTGCTACACTACATAAGTAAACATCTCCTTGATTTCCTGTACCATTTACAAGGGTTGGTGTGTTAGTACTTGCATCCCAAGTTCCTTTGTACTCCATAACCGAGTTAGGTAATTGACTTACTAAAATCTTACCATTCACATCAAGTTGCGGAATACCTAAAGAGCCATCAATATTTAATGAGCTTACCACCCCTGTAGTACCTACTAAAACACCTGTAAGACTTTTAACCTTTGTTTCCCCTGTTATTTGTATTTGACTGCTCATCTATATTAAGTTAATTTATTATGCGAAAATAGCCCTTATAAACTCATCTGATTCAAGTGCCCTTGCTGTTGCAAAGGTAATAACTCCTGTGGCACTATTAAAGGTAACATTCTCACCTGTTGGAGTACCGCTTGTATTGATGGTTCTAACCTCTACACCACCTCTTGTAACCGATATACAAGTAGATCCGATTGCAGCTACAAAGGTTACTGTTGTTTCACCACCTGCTGCCGTATAAGAATAACTATTCATTGATGATACTGTTACTGATGAACCTCCACTTATAACCTGAGTTCCTGTTATTGCATAAGCACCTGTTCCTTGTAATGCCAATGAATAAGTAGATGCACCCTCTACAGGAGCACTTAAGCTAATAGATGTAATGTTAGCAGTACCACTTACTATTGAGTAGCCATAGGTATCACTAGCATCTGCATTGTCATTGTCTATAGAGAATCTAACATCTATTGAAGCTCTGTCTAATTGCTTCTGCATTAAAGCAAGATAGGAGTAACCACTTAAGGCTATAAACCCATCACAATTAACTGTCCATGAAGTAATGTCATTTTTAAACTCTCTAAACCAAGCTGATGTCTGAGAGGTTACTTCTACTTGTTCAGTAGATGCCTCAAATGAGCAACTTGTAGAAGCTCCCATTGGAGTTCCTAGTGGTATAGTAGTAGTTACTTGAGCTTCATTAGTTGATTGAGTATAAAGGGTAATTTGGTTAGTAGTTGTACCTGCGTAAATAACCTTAATTAGAAGCCTATCTGTGGCACTTATAGTCGTTTGAGTAACTGTCATTGCCGTAGAATATAAGGTCTTTACTAGGGCTGTTAAGGTCGTTGCTGCCGATGTAAACAATAAGGTAGCTACACTACCATTATATTTATATAATTGATACTGAACTTGAGCACCTGCAAAGGCAGTTAAAATAGAATAATAAGCACTAAAAGTCCAAGTACCTGCTGGTATAGTTGTAACACCAGGATCAAGAGCATCCGTAATAAACGAAGCTATTGTACCTGCTCCTGTTTTAGTGAAGTCAACTGAAGTACCTGCTACTTGGCTTCTGCTTAATTCCTTACACACAATACTATCAAAAGTGCCTTGTGCAGTACCTCCATTAAAGTAATAGATAGCGTTGCTATCATATTCGTATAAGACTATATTCGTTCCGTTGATTACTGATGCCATAATTAAAATGTACTTGTTTGAGGAATGTATTTATTTACTCTTGTGCACACAATCTCCGTATTAGATATTTGTAGCAATGTAGCACTTGCAGTATTGGATGGATAAGATATTGTAGCGTTACCTAACATAAAAGATTTTGAACTGATGTTTATACTTGCAGGATCTGTATCTGTTGCAAAAATAAGCTTTGATGCGTTTAGTGTCCTATGGTTGGTATTTGAGGTATAAAATTCACTTAAATTACAATCAACATTTATTATATTTAATCCGTATGTATTTATATATTGTTGAACAACCAATTCAGATAGTGTATAAAACTCTGCTGGGGGATCAATCAAATACCTATACCAAGCTGCTGCAATAGACTTATCAAGTAATACAAGAGTTCCTTTTGCAGAAGGATAATAAGATTGGCTTCCGCTACTTCCATATGGTAATTCTATTGTTTTTGTATATTGTTTATTATCAACTAATGTAGCAGTAAGATTATATGCAGATATACTTGATTTTATTTTTAATACAAAATTGGCTAATGTTAAAATATTAATGCCCTCTGATATATAATATTTAAAACTAAGCGTACCATTGCCTGGGAATATTTCTGTCTTTAAATCTAACACAAAGTCTTCTGATGGCCCAGTTGTTTTTGGGTTGTAAACAGTATATGCATTAGCACTTGTTTGCCATTTAGCATTATCATCTAAATAATATATCGTACTTCCTGTATCAATTTTAATTTCTATAAACCCTACAGGTATATTTGTTGAGGCTGCACCTATAATTACATTTAATTGTAGCGAATCTCCTGATGTTACATAAGGATTAGCACTTGCAACCACTTTTACTTCAGCCGTTCCTGCTGGGCCTCCAGGAACTGTGGTTAATTGAAAATAATAAGAATCCAAAGAAACACTCTGCATTAATACACAAGTCCCATCGCCAGTTACAGTTCTTGTCCAAAATGTAGCATCTGTGCCATTGTTGTCCTCTAGGTTACCATTTGATATATAGTTTTCAGCCATTTCTACATTGCCCTCTGCTATAATCTTAAAAAATCCTTTCTTTATTATTTTTAATTGGCTATTGTCAATAAAATACAATCCTGATGTATTGCCTACATATGGCTGAATAATAGAAGATGTGTTTATTATATTACCATCTCCATTATTTACCCTTTGTCCTGTAGAGGCATATTCTGAATAATATGCGTTAATATCTGCAAATTCATTTATAGCAACTATCCACCACTTTGCCTTAGCTTGGAATATTCTACAACCAAAAGACTTTGCTATGTTAGAAATAATATCTAAGCAATTAGTATAATTATATTCATCTTCTAAAAGTGACCTATAATTTAAACAAGCTTGGTCAAATGGATCTGCATATGAATAAGTAGCTCTATCATACATACCATTTGAGTAATAAGAACACATTGTTATATAATTCCTATTATTCTTAAACCCAATACTATTAAAACAAGCCCTAAAAATATCTTTTAAAAGTATTATATCATTTACTCCAAAATTCTGATTCTCTGATACAAACTTTACATCCTTAAGCATCCCTAACCCATCTGTAGCATTAAATGTTGCTATTTTTCTTCCTGTAGAATAAGATATTTGGACATCATCGTTTATTACAAAACCAACCCACTCTATAATAGAATTTACATACATTTCAACATATGTAAATCTGTCATTGATATTAGTAAAGTTTATAATATCAGATAAGTCATCAGTAAAGTCAATAGTTACTGCTAATTGCGAGGCTATTATAGGCTCATACGGATCATCTGAACTTGGTATATACTGTAAGCTAACATCAACCCCTTGCAGGTCTAAAATAGCACCTGTGTAGGTATCTTGCCATATCTTAAGCTCTACATCTTTGTTTGCTCTTGTTGCAAATAATACTGAATATTTTTGTCCGTATGCCATTATCCTCTTCTAAGTTTTAATGATGAATTAGACCTTTGCATTGCTAAAACTAAATCATTACCTCTTAATACAAACTCTCCGCCTCCGCCACCTCCCATCATTGATTTAAGTTTATCTAATGGAGCAACTACCTCAGGGTTTGTTTTAGCACCTGGGTACTCACCCATTAACCCCATTGTTGGGCCACTAATAATGCCTCCATTAGCAAACTTTTTAGGAGTTCTATCTTGCTCTAGCTTGGACTTCATAAAAGAACCAGCAGCAACGGCAGCAATACCTGCAACCAATGCAGCTGCTGCGGTTATTGGGTTATTGGATTTTAATAAAGCCCATGCAAATAAGGATGCGGTAGCAAGTGCAATTAATTGTTTCCCTATTTGAGTTAAAGCATCTGCTAATAATGATCCAAAAACATTTATAACATCTATATTCTCTCCTGCTAAAACCTTGCCTATTGATTCTCCTAAAGCGGCCATGGAATTATTGATAAAATCCATAATAACACTATTAATGTTATTTATTGTATCTATCCATGTAATATTAAAGCTCTTAACTTTATCTTGTGAACCTGCTATTGCAGCATCAACATTAACCAATGCATCTGATATTTTATCAAATTGCTCAGCGGTATAACCACCAGTAGAAGCTAATTCGTATAACTTACTTTTATAATTTTCTAATATTTTAATCCTATCAGCAGCTGTTGTTTTACCACTAGCATTAGCTATTTTTATAGCTACATCAGATTCTATTTTTAATGCAGTAAGAGCATTTTGTAAATTTCTATCATTTATTTTTTGGGCAGCATCTGATGCTTGTTTATCTAGTCTTTCTTTTTCTTTAACAATTTTTTCGTGCTCTTTATTTTCCTCTACACCAAGCTTATGTTGCTCTTCAATAATCTTTCTACCCGTTTCCGCTTGTGAATTTAGTATTAATTGATTATATGTAGCCTTAATTGTTTTTATATAAGTGCCACTCTTTTTTTCTAGTTCTGCTTGTTTTACAGCCAAGTCCCTTTGTTTCCCCAATATCTCTTGCTCGAAACTAGCAGACATTAATAAATCATCTTTATAATACTTTTGCTTAGCCTGTAATAATTTAATATTAGGATCTTCTAATGTTCCTACACTTGTTTTTTTAGGGCCTTCAGTATAGCCATTTAATTTTTCTATAGCTGTAATATTCTCATCAATAATATTTTTAAATATAGCATCTTTAGCGCTTCTAGCCTCTTGTCCAGATTCTCCAGTACCTGCTATAGTCATATCAGTTAAATACTGAACATTATCAATAGCTTTAACTTGACTAGCTATTTTATCAACTGCTTTAGCTCCTTGCATCTCATTCATAGTACCAGCTTTCATTGCTTTAGATATATTATCTACTTCAGATAATCTACCAGCTTTAGCTAGTTTAAATAAGTTACCAGTAAGTTTAGAAGCCATATTAGCTCCTACCATACTACCAACTGCAAAACCTGCAGCATCTGCTAAGTCCCCAGCATAAAAATTAGCATATTGCATTTTTTCATACCAAGTAGCATTTTGGTAATTCTTAGATTCATATAAAGGATTTTTAGACTTAATCCAAGCATCTGCTTGATCTAATCCTCTAGTTACTTCATTATCAAAAATAGTAGTCCAAGTTGGGGCTTGATAACCTTCTAATGTACCATGTTGTTTTATATAATTAGCTCTAGCTAATGGATCCATGTTTAGCTCAACAGCTAATTTTCCTAAACCATAAACATTACCAACTAATTCTCCAGCAGATGTAGCAGCTCTTCCAGTAAATCTAACTAAACCTTTAGCCGTTTTATCTAAACCAGATTGAGATTGGGCCCTAATTTCATTCATATTATTCTGAATGTCTTCTGAGAACATGTATGGATTTTTATCATCATACTTTGATTCTCCAAATTCAGAGCTATAATGCCCAGCTAAAGGAGAAAATTCTCCTAAAGTTTGAGTATTTAATTGTTGATCATCTGTTATTCTTTTATCAAAATCTATTACAAGACTCCTTTTGTCATTTTCTGGTTTTGCAATAGGCTTTTTTGTAGGATCTGGCATATTAAAATTTATTGTTCGTTAGTTTCATCATCATCTGTAGATACTTCTATATTTTCATAATCTCTTTCATCGTACCCTTTAGTATTTTCTCTAATTTTCTTAGGGCCATAAACAGAAGTTCTAAATTTTTTAGATTTGTAACTCATGTATCTGTTTGCTGGTAAAAAATTCTCACTTCCATTTTCTGTTTCAAAAGTTATAGGAACTAGTATTTTTTTACCTGATTTATCTTTAGTTTCAGCAAACTGCATAATCCATTGATTTTGTAGATTATTAGGACTAGCTAAGGTAACTGCGATATGTCCTTCTGGGTCTCTGTTTATGGCAGCTACTTTAGGAGTATTTTCTCCATCATTATATTTTTCATTTATTGATTCTTGTAAATTAT